GAGCCACCTTAAACGACTGGCACGCCGGACCATCTGCTTCTCAAAGTCAGAGGAAATGCACGACAAGATCATCAGCTGGTATCTGACAATCAACCATTACCACTAAATCTGCGTCACGACCGAACAGGCGCAGGCAGATCGTGAGAAACGCAAAGCGCCGCCGATTCAGGTCGCCTGCAAACTCGCCGGTGCCGTGCATTTTGCTGATGTACTGATCACAGTCGTTCGCTAAGGGGAAAAAATGGCAACTTACAGTTTTATGGATGTGTCGGCCTCAATGACGGGGCCGACCGGTGTAATTGACCTCGGTTATGGTTCGGCAAACTCCGATGAGGGGATCGTGGTCGCCATGACAGAGGCGAAGAACACCATGACTATTGGCGCAGACGGTGAAGGTATGCACAGCCTGCACGCCGGGAAATCGGGCACTGTCACGATTAACCTGCTGAAAACTTCACCCGTTAACAAAAAGCTGATGATCGCCTACAACGCACAAAGTCAGTCGTCAGCGCTATGGGGCAACAATGTGTTTGTGATCCGCAACCATGCGTCAGGTGATATCGCCACGGCTCGCGGCGGTGCGTTTCAGAAAATACCCGACTGGCAGAATGCCAAAGACGGCAACACGGTGGCCTGGGTGTTTGACTGCATCAAAATCGATGAACTGCTGGGAGAATTTTAAACGATGGATATTGAACTGAACGGTAATACCTACCGCGCCGGGAAACTCAGCGTGTTTGATCAACTGAAAGTGGCAAGAAAACTGTTGCCGGTATTATCCGGCATGGTGGGTGAATTGCAGAAGCTGCGCAGTGGTGAAGCCGCCATTGAAACGTTGTTGCCTGCCATTGCTGATGCGGTGGCGGGAATGAGTGACAGCGATTGTGATGCCATCCTTCACCCGTGTCTTTCCGTGGTTTCCCGCCAGAACGGTAATAAATGGATGCCGGTTTTTCGCCAGGGTGAACTGATGTTTGACGATATCGACCTGATTAGCATGCTGAACATTGTCGCGCAGGTTATCGGGGATTCGCTGGGAAATTTTTTTCACGCACCCCAAGACGCCGTGACAGCGCCCACACCGCAGGTTTAGTTCTCGACAGTCTTCCTGATGGCGAGAACTACCTGATGGATCCGGTTGATGCCGGTTACATTCCCTATACCGCACTGAAAGATGGCTCGGTCGATCTCGCTGATATCGCCCGTATGAATGACTGGCTGGGCCTGAAACACGACAACGAAGCGCGAATAGCGCGATGGAGAGAGGCAAACAGTGGGTAACGTAGATACCATCCGCGATTTCCTTGTCAGTCTCGGTTTTCAGGTTGATGAATCGGGGATGCGGAAATTTCAGAGTGTCCTTACCGGCGTTACGGCCAATGTGCTGAAAATGGGCGCAACGGTGGAGGGTGCAGCGCTGTCGGTGGTGGGATTTACCACCAAAATAGCGGCGGGGCTGGATAAACTCTACTGGTCGTCACAGCGCACCGGATCGACGGTCGCAGGAATGAAAGCGCTGACGTTTGCCGCCGCGCAGACCGGCAGCAGTGCAGAGGCGGCGCAGGGGGCGCTGGAAAGTCTGGCGCGTTTTGTTCGCAACAGTCCGGGGGCAGAAGGGTTCCTGAACCGGCTTGGCGTGCAGACGCGCGACGCCAGCGGAAAAATGCGCGATATGTCTGCCATCTTTACCGGGGTGGGGCAGAAACTGAGCCAGATGCCGTATTACCGGGCTAACCAGTACGCGCAGATGCTGGGTATCGATGAAAATACGCTGATGGCGATGCGCCGGGGGCTGAATGGCTTCACGGCGGATTATCAGTCCATGTTAAATCGTACCGGCTTTAATGCAGAAAAAGCGGCGGCACAGTCTAATAAGTTCATGACTTCCATGAAGGGGCTGACGGCGTTAATGGGTATTCTGCGCGATAAAGTTGGCGCAAACCTTGCCGGGGGACTGGCCGGAACGCTGGATAATCTGCGAAAAAAAATCCTTGAAAATTTCCCCAAAATAGAAGACGTACTGACCCGGATTATCCGGGGAATGATCCGCGCCGGTGAGATGGTCAGTCGGGTTATCTGGCGGCTGATACAGGCAGCGGGCGAAATCTTTGACTGGTGGAACAGCCTGGATACGCAGAGTAAAAAGGTGATCACGACTTTTGGTGCATTTACCGCTGCAATCTGGGCGCTGAACAGGGCCTTTTTCTCATCGCCAATTGGCATCCTTACCGGCCTTGTGGCGGCGTTGCTTTTATTGTGGGATGACTGGCAGACGTGGAAGGAAGGGGGGGAATCCTTTATCGACTGGTCGAAGTGGGGGCCAGAAATTGAGCAGGCGAAAAAGGCTTTTGAATGGATCCGGGATAAGGTCACCGGGCTGGTTAAAGACGTGGGCGGCTGGCAAAACACGCTGGAAATTCTTGCCACATTTATCGCTGGTGCCTGGGTGTCAAAAGTGCTGGGAGCCTTTGGCAAAATTGCCGGGCTTCCGATACCCCCCTGGCTGAAATTATGGGGACTGTATGCCGGTTATCTGGTTTCAGACCGCGAAAATATTAAGGCCAGCGCACAATCATCCTGGAATTACACCAAAGGCAATATTGGCGATGCGCTGCGCTGGATGGGAATTAACACCGATTTTGGTCGCAATCCCAATACGGTTCATGGTACGCCTGAAGCCGCTCTGGACATTCCTGGTAACGAGCCAGCGCAACATGCTCAGTCGATTCGCAGGCCCCACCCTTCCCGCTCAGGCGCGGCGTTGTTGGGCTGGTTGCAACCGACACTCGGCAAACTTGAACAACTTTACCGGTTGCCAGAAGGGCTTCTCCGGAGCGTGGCTATCACTGAATCCGGAGGCAATCAGTTTGCTGTTTCCGGTGCCGGTGCTAAGGGGCTGTTTCAGTTTATGGATGGCACTGCGCGGGATATGGGCCTGAAAGGCAATGATGTGTTCGACCCTGCTAAATCCGCGCAGGCGGCAGCGCGTTATCTGTCCCGGCTTCTGAAAGCCAACGGCGGCAATCTGGAAAAAGCGCTGGCGTCCTACAACTGGGGGCTGGGTAACGTGCGTAAGCACGGTATGGCGCTGATGCCACAGGAAACCCGCAATTATATCCCCAGAGTGCTGAGTAATATGCCAGGGGCGGGCGGTAGTGGTATCCAGCAGGAAACGACAATTAATGTTTACGGCGCGACTGATCCGGTGGCAACCGGCATGGATATTGCCGGGCGGCAAACCAGCGTGAACGCCCGACTTATCGGGCAGACGAAACAGAGGGCTTACTGATGGATATTCTGTCAACGCTGTTTTCGCAGCAATCGCGGAAAATTGATCTGCTGGTGCCTGACGTCATTATCTCGGAGAAGCACCAGGACACGCTGGAAATTACTGAACACCCTGTGGAAATTGGCGCGGAAATCGCCGATCACGCCTGGAAACGCCCGGCTGAACTGACGATGGAAGTCGGTTTTTCAGGGGGCGGATCGCTTCTTGATTTCTGGGATACGTCAAATGTTGGCCTCAGCATGGGCTTAAGCCCGGAGGAAACGTATCAGAAGATACTCGATCTCCAGTCCAGCCGTCAGCCATTTGACGTTATCACGGGCAAACGGCAGTACAGCAATATGCTGATACGTGCGATTGAGGTGACGACCGACAAGGCCAGTGAAAATGTGCTGATGGCGGTACTGACGCTACGTGAATTAAACATGACTCAGACGGAAACGGTGACCGTCAGCAGCCAGCAAAATATGAAGGAGGGGGCAACCACAACCGGTGTGAGTAATACCGGCGTTAAAAACGCCAGACCGGTTGAGAATGTCAGCCTGTTACAGCGACTATCGGGGTGGTTCAATGCAGCTTAGAGAAATACCGCTCAGTGCGACCTGCCAGCAATTCACTATCAGCCTGTCAGGCCGGGTATGGCAGATGCGACTTATCTGGCGTGATGCGGCAGGCTGGGTGCTTGATATGCTTAATGCTTCCGGTGATCCGGTCATAACAGGAATACCGCTGATCCCCGGTACAGATTTACTGGCGCAATATGGCTGGATTAATCCGGGGGGCCGGTTGGTTGTTGTGACTGAGGAGGATTTGTTACCTGATGCAACAGATCTTGGAAAGACAGTAAAACTTTACTGGCTGGTGAATTAACATGCATTATGTAATCTAAGCCATTGATGATAAGGATTACAAAATGGATGAGTTAAAGAAGGCATTGATCAGATTTTCTCTTTCACTGAATGAGATTTATGTTTTAGTTGGAAACATGGAAAATCTGATTGAACATTCTAAGAAGGAGTTTAAACAAAAAGGTATCAGGTCAGTTCAATCTCAGGAAGGTGACAGCCCCTTGGAAGAGGAAGTTTATACTTACGGTGGGTACTGGAGTTATATCTTTGAAGATGTTTTTGACCAATTTCATGTTTTTCTACCTTATCGTATGCGCTCCTCAGTTTTACTTACAATTTTTGGCATGTTTGAAGGAGAGATGGATAGTCTTGCTACATTGATGCTCAAAAAAAAGGAAATGCCATTCGCACTAAATAATTTCATGGATAAAGGGATTGTTAGAAGTTACCGCTGTATTAGAAAATTACTCAATATGACACACTGCCAAGAATGGAATGAATTCAATATAATTATAAATCTCAGAAACATTGCTGCACACAACAACAGTCTAATAATGCGAAAGGATTTCGGCAAAGAAAATCATCTGGATCAATTAATATCAAATAAAATCATTATCAACACGGAGGTTTATGGCGATGGGAATGATAACTTTATATTCACTGAACAGTCTTTATTCGAAGTTCACTGTCTTATGAATAAACTTTTCCAGAAAATCAGAAAAGAAATTGAAGTTAATTAAACAGAAAAACAGTGTTTCTAACAGAACCTGCTACGGCAGGTTTTTTTACGGACAAAAATTATGTCACAGAACTGGATAAGAAAATGTTCGCTGATCGTTGCCGATGAAAAAGGCGAAGGGCTGGAGCTTTCTTCCTTTCGCTGTACCTTCAGTATTTCGTGGCCGGATACGCGCTGGCCACGTACAGCGGTATTTAAAGTCTGGAACCTGAAACCTGAGACGGCGAACCGGATCCAGGCCGGAGAGTTTGCCAGCGTGCAACTGATGGCGGGGTACCAGGATAACTACGGGCTGATTTTCACCGGGAAAATTCGCTACTCCATCACCGGCAGGGATAACCCAACCGATACCTTTGTAATTATTCAGGCGGTGGATTCGCATGATGCTTACGATTACGCGACCATGAATACCACACTCAGTGCCGGGCATACGCAGGCCGAACAGCACCATGCTCTGCTGGAAGGGCTGGCACCTTACGGTATCGTGAAAGGCGCAGCACCCGATTTTGACGCCACGCGCTTCCCGCGAGGGAAAACGTATTTCGGCATGACCCGTGATGCCGCCGACAATCTGGCGGGGCAGTGCAGGGCTTCCTGGCAATATATCAACGGTCAACTGGTGATGGTGCCGGAAGATAACTATGTCCAGGAGGCCATTGTGCTCAACAGCACAACGGGTCTTATCGGTATGCCGCAACAAACCATCATGGCGGGCGTCAACGTTCGCTGCCTTATCAACCCTGATATTCAGGTTAACGGCCTGATACGGCTGGATCAGTCTCTGATTTACCGCACCATGCTTCCGGACAGCGATATAGCCGCAGCACCAGGTCGGATTGATACCGTAACGGACGGCGCGTTGCAACAAACTAACGGCAGCATTTCACAACCGGCCAGCCTTTCTACTGACGGGGACTATATCGTGAAAAATATCAGTTATTCCGGGGATACTCGCGGAAAGCCCTGGTATATGGATTTGGTCTGCATCGCTAAAGGCTCTGCTGACCTGATGAACGCATCAACGCTGAACAGGACAAGCTAATGGCGATATCCGTATCTGAAAGAGCGGGCGGTGAACAGGAACTGCTCGATACCCTGCGTCATGCTCTGTCGTCACAACTCCGGGTGGCCATGCCTGGCATTATCCAGTCATTTGACGCTGAGACCGTCACCTGCACGGTACAGCCCGCGATAAAGGGGGTTATCAGTGACCAGAATGGCAGTACTCAGTCGGTAGCGTTGCCGTTGCTGGTGGATGTTCCCGTTGTCTTCCCGCGTGGCGGTGGCGTCACGCTGACGTTTCCGGTTGCCACAGGTGATGAATGTCTGGTGGTGTTTGCCGACCGCTGTATTGATTTCTGGTGGCAGAATGGCGGCGTGCAGGAATCTGTCGATCCCCGCCAGCATGATTTATCCGATGCGTTTGCACTGCCTGGCCCACAGTCTCAGAAACGGAAGATCAGCGCTATCAGCAGCAGCGGCGCACAACTACGCAGCGATGACGGGCAGGCGTATGTTGAGGTGGCAGCAGGGCATGATATTACCGTTAAAACACCGGGTAAACTGTCGGCCAGCGCAGAAGGTGGCGCTGAGATAACCGCACCAGAGATCGTGCTTAACGGTAATGTCACCATCAACGGCAACCTGTCTCAGGGGATGGGTAGCAGTGGTGGTAGTGCGAACATTAACGGCCCGGTTACGGTTAAAAATGATGTCACCGCAGCGGGGATCAGTCTGTCATCACATGTGCATTCCGGCGTTCAGTCGGGCAGCAGCAATACGGGCAAACCACAATGAGATACCGGCGTGAAGATGAAAACAGCGATTACAGCTTTGGTCAGGGGGATGCCACTTTTCTGACTGATACCCCGGAAGCGGTAGCGCAGGCGGTGAAAACCCGTCTGGCACTGTGGCGAGGTCAGTGGTTTCTGGATACCGAAGAAGGGACACCCTGGAAACAGGATGTGCTGGGGAAACAGTATACGGATGCGTATTACATGGCGGTGAAGCAGCGGATCCTTGCGACCCCCGGCGTTCTGGAAATCAGCGATTTCTCCGTAGCCCGCGATGCCGACAGCCGCAGAATGAACTTTACCGCAACCCTTCGCTCCCGCTTCGGCGACACTTCAATTACAGGTTAACCATGCTGAATCTAGACTCTTTAGGGCTGGCGGCCACCGTGACCGACAGCGGGATAAGTGCGCCTGATTATCAGACGATACTCAGCCGACTCACGGGATATTTCCGGCAGATTTACGGTGCGGACAGCTATCTTGAACCGGACAGCAAAGATGGCCAGATGATCGCCATTTATGCGCTGGCAATGCACGATGCCAATAACGCTATCATTGCAGCGTATAACAGCTACAGTCCGGCCACCAGCACGGGCGCAGCGCTGTCGAACAATGTGGCCATTAATGGTATTGCGCGGCAGGCTTCGGGGTATTCGAATGCCGATGTGTTGCTCACCGGTCAGGTGGGAACGGTGATAAAGAATGGCCGCGTGCGCGATAAGAACGGCAATCTGTGGCGTCTGCCATCAACCGTTACGCTCGACACGCACGGCAGCGCTACCGTGACCGCCGTCTGTACTCAGACCGGTCAGATTACAGCGCTATCTGGCGATATCAGCGAAA